CCCTAAAAACAAGATAAAAACACAAATTGTTAGGGATACAATCCTAATCGATTTTAAGCCTAAAATTAGCCTGTTTGAGACCACTTTCCCTTTCGACTATGGAAGTACTAAGGTGAGTGGAGAAGTACTCGGAGAAGTGCTTAAAATGACCGCTACGAGCGACTATAGTTTGCCTGTGGTTACCAACACGATTACCGAGACAAAAACAGAGACTATAATTAAGAAGAGCAAAGGATTATATCTAGGCGCAGGAATCAACTCGCTGCTAGAACTGAGCGCAAATGCTTCTTATGTGGACAACAAGTACTTGTTTAGCTACCAATTTCAACCCGTGACAAAAACGCACAGTTTAGGCATTAGTAAAAAGTTATTCTAAAAGTTAACAAAAGTTTGCGTTTTGTAAACCTGTGAGTTTGGTTGTTACCTTTTTATATTTTTTTGTAACAGATACCTAAGTTATTCGGATTATTTCCGATAACGTTAAAGATATTTTACAAAAATGTCACAAAATGTGCAATATATGTAACATTAATACATCTCATCTCGCAACTCCTGCTGCATCTGCTTGATTAGGTCTTGCTTTATCTTGATTTCTCGCCAGTTATGAGATCCATCTACTTCATCATAGGCAGACTCCTGGTTTGCATGAATTTTTAACAGAACTAGGTAGCCAATCAGGTCATTAATAACATCTTCATCATCCTTGTCTATAGAACCATTCTTGATTCTTTTTAGCTTGTCATCGATGCGAACCAGTAGTCCTTCTTTTGCGGACAACTGACTAAACACCCCTAGAGGTTCAAGAGCTGAGTTGCCGTACTTATCGTTCTTATCAATAAGCATTTCTGTAATCTCGCTAAGGACTTTATAAACTTGCTCGTGAAATGTCATTTAAAGAATCTTTTGATGACACTTTCCTTCTGTTCTCTGTGCAGGTATAGCTTCTGTCTAAGAATCTCAATAAGCTCGATAGCTTCGTGATTCTCCATCTTAGTAATATTCTCCGTGTAGTCAATTACTAGTTCTCCTGTTTCGGAATCGACATGAAAGTCGATTTCTTCGTATTTGTATTTAATCATTTGTAGTTGTGTGCTAAGTGTCTCTGTATTAGTTCTAATTTTAGTATATACCGAGGGTTCTGTAGTAGTTCGCTAAGTCTTGGTTCAGGAACGCCACAGAAATAGTTGTACAGAATATCACCTGCATCTGGGTGATCTTCCATCTCCATGTCTGCCTTGATTCCTTTGCCTTGACAGAATACGTTTGACCTAACAGCCCTCTTGATTTGCTCTTTTGAGTATATCATCAATTAGTGTGTTTAAGTAGGTTATATAGATTGCCAGAATTATTGCAAAGATTCCGAATCCTTGTGCTATTATCCATAGACCTAAGCATAAGCCTAAAGCTACATTTATGAACTTTAGTATTTTATAGAATATTGGTTTCATTTTGGGATAAATTTAATTGGTTCACTAGTTTCATTTCCATTGTAATCTAGCAGTTTACCATCTCTTTCAAACCAAACTTCAACGTGCTTACTTCTATAATTTTGCACTAGGAGTTTAATCTTCTCCTGCACATCCTCTAGTGAGAGCCACTCTCCGTGGCCGATATCCTGCCACGGAGTGAACTCATTGAATTTGTTGATAAACCTACGTTTAAGCGTGTAATCAGAAGGGGAGGCTACTTTCCTCTTGGGCATATTCTTTTTTACTTACATGACCTTGTTCCTTCTTCTCAGCTACTGTAGATGGCTTACCATCTGACCAGAATACCTTCCCTGATCCTGTGTAGAACTTAGGCTTCTTTGCTTCTCTATCTTCTTTTGACTGAGATACATAGGAGTTTACATTCTGACCCCACTCGTTTGCGATGTCGTTCTGACTAATGGTGATAGATACACCTTTTAGACTCTTTGCCTTTACTGTATTTAGTAAAGTTTCTAGTGTTTCCTGCTTTAGGAAAATCTCTGATAAGTTTGCCATTGTTTTTGTTTTTTAGTTTGTGAAGTAATATTAATTGTTTGATTTTAAAGATTCTAGGAATTCGTCATATTTTTTCATGAAGTCATCAAAGTTTTTGACTATCCAATACTGACCTCCTGACTTTTCTATGTTTTCCTGATAGACTTTTTGATCTTGGCTTTGCCTGTCTTTGCCTATCTTGACCTCTATCTTGACTGACCTTCCTTTGATGGTTGCAGATATGTCCGCTGATCCTTTCGTGGCTGTAGACTTACCCCAAGTCATTGTGCCGATGGTCTTGGTTCTGCCTAGCACATCTGTCACTTGCTTGCGGTTGTCGATTGGTCTACCCATAGTGTTTATTCGCTCGGCCTGGTGATTAGAGAGTTGTAGGTAGTCGATGATGCATCTAGTAAGTCCGTTTGCTGTCTTATCCTCGTACTTTGGTAAGGGTAGTGCATAGTATGGAACATTTGGATGTTCTTTAATACTATGCTTTAGCTTTAGTTCTTTAAGTATGTCTAGTGGTTTCATATTGCTCGATTGCTTTGAATATTTGATGTACTACCTGGGGGACGATTGCGTTTCCTCCTGCTTTGATTGATTCGTTTCTCCACTTAGAAAAGGTAATAGAGTCCAGTCTGTCGGAAATCCCATCATCTCTAGTACAAATTGGGGAGACAGTTGGGAAGTTGTCCCAGGAGTTCCGTTTGTTAACCCATGCATTTGATTCACTAAAGAAGTCCCGTACTGAAGTTTTTCTGTCGGTCTTGTCACTCCTCCATTCTTGTCTGATGCTGTTGGAGTGTTTAGCATCTTCGGTAGAAATCCTTGTTCCGCTAATTGACGAATGTTTATCCCAAACTTTATTCCTTTCGGACTTATATTTTGAACTTTCCCATCTATTACTTGCAACTTTCTCTCTGTTCCCCTTTCCGCTATTGATGCTGTCGGAGTCGGAAGCATATTCGAATAAAGAACCTGACTCAGTAGGCAGTTGTATTTGTTGTTCGGATGAGGTGCTTGATTTAGTCCATCTTCCGTTCTCTTCTTCTGTCTCTCTTGATACTTCTTTGGAGTCTCTGCTATCTGCACAAGATTTGGAGTAAGCAACAAACCATATTCGGTCTCTCCTGTGGGGAGCGTTGACACCTGAAGCTGGAAGTACATACGGTTGTACTTCGTACCCTTCAGCTTCCAAGTCAGCTTGCACCTCGTGGAATACCAACCCTCCATTCCAATTAACAAGTCCGAGAACGTTTTCGCCCACGACCCATGTCGGTTGAATTTCTCGAATTGCTCTAAGCATCTCCGGCCATAAGTGGCGTTCATCCTCTTTGCCTTTTCGCTTCCCTGCCATTGAGTAGGGTTGACAAGGGAATCCTCCTGTGAGGATGTCAATTGTTCCTCTGTGAACAGAGAAATCTGTTTTGGTAATGTCATTATATGATATTGCTTTAGGCCAATAATACTTTAAAACTTTCTGTCCGAACTCATTCCATTCGCAATGGAATATATTCTCCCATCCCATCCACTCTGAGGCTAAGTCAAATCCTCCAATTCCGCTAAATAGTGATCCATGACGCATCAGAAAGGCAAATCGAACTGTCTCAAATGCATCCAAGGTTCTTTGTAGTCGCTTCCGAATCTGCATAGGTACTCAAATGCCAATATCCTATTAGCTTCTCTCATCTTTAGCCAATAACCTTCTGCTGTGTAGCGGTCGTATATACCAGGCTGTAAGTCCATAAACTTCTCCCAAAATACTTCAAATGGGATTTCCGTAATCTCGTCTAGTGCTTCAATCATTTCTTCAAGTGTTTATAAATAGTTGTTCTACTAACATTTAGCATCTCAGCAAGTTCTGATCTATTGAAGTCAGGGATAGCTTCCTGAATATGCTGTATCTTTCTTTCTATCGGCTCATTCTTTAATGACCTTATTAATTCACTAAGCTCTGAACTCTCCAAGGAGTTAATCTTAATCTTCTTAGACATCGCAATGAAGTAGTTACTCAATTTCTCTGCCTTCAACAGACTATCCTTACTAATCCAGTCAAATCCTTTCCCTTCGTTATAGGCAGTAATTGAGTTAATAATCAGAGCAAACCTTGGAATGTAAGCCTTCTGCTTACTCAACATACTCTTGACATACTCAGAAATATCGTCTGAGTTTTGCATATCGGTGATGTTGTTAAATATCCTTTCCCATTCCTTTTCTGCATCTGCATCAAACTTAATTATCCTAGACTCAATATCTCCAAACTTATTCAACTGCAAGATTTCTTTTCTTATCAGGTTATAGAACTGGGACATATAAGCCTCGTACCAATCCAATACCTCCTGCTCTATGGCATTTCTATTGTAATGCTCAATATCCTTGTCAGGGTAGCAGACAAGCAATCTATCTAAGAATCCATTGTCCTTATTCTCCAAAGTAGAAATCTGAGAGAAGATACCAGGCTGAATGCCACCTAGCACAGGAATAACAGGAGACTGAATAAAGCTACTCTTTGCAGTCTTCCTTGTCAGAATCGCTTGCTGATTAGACCAACATGAAAGCCAGAACTCAAGGTCAGAGCCAGGCTTATACTTATTCATGTCCTTAATCCATCCATTAAGCTCATCTTTAAATACTGCAATGCCAACTTCGTTTTCCTCGTGGAGATCAGCCAATGCCTCGATGGTAACATCGTTTACGATAATCTGCTTCCGCACAGGCTCCTTAACTTCCTCCACATCCTTCTTATCCTTTGTACTTAGCTTCTCATATT